ACTATATTCCTCATTTTTAAGGAGAAAGGCATGGATTATTTGGCTACATTTAAGAAAGAACTACAGAAGGCGGGGCTTGAGGAAGGTGCTTCCAAACCACCTCGGTACTGGTACTCTACCGGCAACTATGCTGTTAACAAGACTCTCTCAGGGAGCTTCTTGCAGGGTATTCCTCAGGGCCGCATCACTGCATTCACAGGACCATCAGGAGCTGGTAAGAGCTTCTTGGCATGTAATGTAATGAGAGAAGCGCAGCGAGCTGGTGCACAGATTGTTGTTCTCGATTCCGAGAACGCACTTGATGATGATTTCGTGCAGAAGCTTGGCGTCGATACCTCTGAAAACTACGCATATGTTCCGGTGGATACGATTCCACACGCAAAGAAGGTTGTTTCAACTTTCATTAGCGGATACAAGAAAGAATACGGCTCTGATCACGACGCGCCTCAGGTGTTGCTTGTCATCGACAGTCTCGACATGCTGATGACGGAAACCGAATCAGAGAATTTCGAGAAAGGAATCACAAAGGGCGACCAAGGTCAGCGTAACAAGCAGCTCAAAGCAATGCTTCGTGAGTTTGTTCAGGCCGTCAAGCACTACAACATCGCAATGGTTGTCACCGCACAGGTGTATAAGAACCAGGATGTGTTGAACGGCGAAGGCGTCTGGATTGTTTCTGATGCTATCAAGTTCTCATTGTCACAGATCGCTATGATGACAAAGTTGAAGCTTCGTGAAGGAACTGGGGCAGCAAGAGAAGTTGCTGGAATCAAGATGAAGGTTGAGGGTTATAAGACTCGATTCACCAAGCCATTCCAGACAGTTACGATTGAGGTTCCATACGACACGGGAATGGATCCGTATAACGGATTGCTCCAAGTCGCCGTCGAACTTGGCGTTGTCGACAAGAGAGGATCGCGGTATGCACTCGCAGGAAGTGACGATACTTGGTACTCAAAGGACTTTAACAAGGTCGCAGCTGATGTACTGGTCAAGTGTGAAGATGCCAGAGAGAAGTTCCTATACGCTGTATTAGATGGTGAAGAGGAAGTTGTCGAAAAGCAAGTAAGCAGCAAGGCAAAGCGTGCCGCAAAGGCTGCAGGTGATGAGTGATGGGGATCTTAAAGGGTCGAGCTGAAGCCCTTCTGTATGCATCGAAAATCGTGAAGCAGGTTGAGGTATATCATACCTGCTTCACGAACGATGAACTGGAGTGGGTGGACAATTATGCTGTAGAACTTGTCGAACTAACATTAGATGGTTCTTTATTTAGCCCCAACAATAAAGATAGGGAATGGGCTATAAACAACTTTCGGTATGGACTTCGGTCTGTCAAAGGGACCTTATCAGAGATAATGGCGGTAACGCTTTGGAACTCGAAATCCAACTACGATTCCTGTCGATTGTTTCCTGCTGATAAGGCATCGCAGATAGGCGGAACAGATATCTGCTTTACGCACCCATCGTGGAAGCGAGCATACGTTGGTCAAGTAAAGACAACGACTAGAAATCAACAAGAACCGGTCATATATGTAAATTCTGACTGGGTCAGTTATGATCCAGAAAAGGTAGATCGGTTAGTGATGGTTGATCAGGAGAATGACACCCTATATTGTGTTGATTATCCCAAGTTTCGTGAATTGGTTAACCACTTCTCTCACAATAGGCCAGGCGCCTCGTTGTATATGTCAATCGAGATGGTAACAGATCCGCAACTAAAACCAAGAGTTTATTCAAGGTAATCTGTTGACTTAAAGGGTATTGTGCAGGATAATAATTAGATGAAAGTCAGAACAGCACAAGAATTGATGGTGGACAATCTGCTCGTTAAACATCGGGCTGGTTCTCATGCCTATGGCACGGCCATCGAAACATCTGATGAGGATTTTCGAGGAGTGTTTGCGGCCGATCCTGTTAATGTTCGTACACCATTCTTTCCAGTATATGAGGCAGAGGACAGCGCCGAGGAAGATACGAAGTTCTACGAACTCGCACATTTCATGAAGCTGTGTATTGACTGCAATCCCAATATCATCGAAACACTATGGGTCGATGAAGAAGATATCCTGTTTCGAACTGAGGCATATCATTGGCTTCGAGTACACAGACACGAGTTGCTATCTTCCAAGATTGCATTCACCACAAGCGGATATGCAATTGCTCAACTAAAACGAATTAAGGGACATAATAAGTGGATCAACTCTCCTCAGCCAGAAGACCCACCACAACCGTATCAGTTTGTTACGATGGTGCAGTGGTTTGGTAAAGAAAAGATGATGCCCCGTGATTTCAACATTATGGACTTTAACGAAGGGTATTTGTTGGTTCCTTATGGGGACACGTTGTTTGGTGTGTATGCATCCGATAAGCATTCAACTGTTACTGCAACTGGTGATCTAATCACTCAGTTTGATGGCGATCGAACAGAATTTCGAGCACCGCTTGCTATAATCAAGTGGAACCGAGACGAGTATCGTACGGCTAAAGAAAAGCACCACCAGTACTGGACGTGGAAGCGTAACCGCAATGCGGTCCGAGGATCGTTAGAGGAACAGTTTGGTTATGATACCAAACATGCTATGCATCTTGTTCGTTTGTTACGAATGGGTGTAGAAGCGCTACGCGATGGAGTAATCGTGGTACGTCGTCCCGATGCTGACGAGCTGTTGGCTATTCGGGACGGAGCGTGGACCTACGATGAGCTAATCAAGTATGCTGAAAAGATGGATAAATTGGTTCGGGAGTTTTGGTACACCAAAACAGCACTACCGAAGAAACCTGATATCAAGTTTGCTGCAAGGCTCTTGATGGAAGTGCAGGATAAGGTATGGAATAATAAAAATAATGACAACAAAACAACAACAACTAAAAAAGTTGTTTGAAAAAAGAAAGATTGCGTACACCAAAGTATCGAACACCATATTAGAAGAGCTTCGCGACGAGGTCCTTACGGGGATCTTTGCGTATTTTGCCGCACACGATGAGGTTGGGGAAGGTCGTAGGTTGGTATGGGAAGAAGTTGGATACATTGAACAACACGAAATGTTGATTGTTATGGGCGTGCTGCAGTATGATGTCGGTTCGACGGTGGTTGACGAACACGGAGAAACTGTAACAATAACAGAAGAGTTAGCACCATACTTTCAGCGTGTTGTCAAGGTGGGATTGCCGTTTGAAATCGTTGAAGCATCCAAGGAAGATGTTATGATGTTTCTGTTGGAGCGAGACAAGCAATCAGAAGAAGAACAAAAAGAAGCAATCCAATTCTTACGAGACGTCATAGGCGAAACTAGCGATGAATTGGAAGATCGTGAGTTTAATTTTGATGACCTAACAGAAGATCAACAGGCTCGCCTCGTTGTCCCAAATACAAAGAAGGTGATAAATTGAGCAGAATAGCAGATTTAGGAAAAGATGCTGAAAAGTTATCTGAAGTGCTCGAAGAGTACGAGAAGGCGCTTGAAGGCGTTGAAGATATCATCGAGATCAAAGGTAAGAAATTAGAACACGCGAACAGAGAGAACCCTGCGTGGCAGCTTTACTACGATCAGAAAAAGATTGAACTGTATACGATCGTCAAGTATCTTGAGATGCAGGTTAGTCGTGTTAGGGGTAAGGCTTTTGTGAAGTACACGGAAACATACAACAGGGAACTATCCGACAGGGCAAAGGACAAGTACATCGATAATGAGGCAGCGGTATTAGCATGGAACGAATTGTTCCTTGAAGCCAAAGAGCTATACGATAAGTATGCTTCCGTTGTTGATGCGTTTAAAACAAGGGGATATGCCCTCAATAACATAACAAAGATACGAGTAGTATCGATGGAAGACACCATTGTCTAAGCGAACATGTAAAATTAGAATTCTCGACGAGGTATACTGTGTTGTAGTAGGCCTTACTCCCGATCATGTTGGATATTTTTACGAGGAATATGCAGTACACTCTGCTAATTATTTCTTCAATCCAAAGTTTAAGCTAGGTCAATGGGATGGAAAGATTAGGTACTTCCACAAGACGGGCAAAACCTATGTTAATCTACTCGAAGAAATCATCCCTCGGATCGTAGCTCTGCAGTATAATGTTGAGATTGAAGATCAACGACAGAATCGATTTGTTACACCAACACCGATCGATACGAAGTTCTTTGAACACATCACAGATCCGTCAACCGGCGAACCTTGGGAGGTGAGAGACTATCAGGTTGAATTGGTCAATGCCTTACTGGAGCATGGTAATGGTGTTGGAATTGCGGGTACGGGATCCGGTAAGACTTCAATGACTGCCGCATTAGCTCTTGCTTATGAGAAGGCAGCTGGAATGAAGTCTATTATCATTGTGCCAGACAAGAACCTAACAAGCCAGACGTTTGCTGAGTACGAATACTTTGGAATGGATGTTGGTGAATACAGTGGTACGAGGAAGGATTTGGATCACCAGCATATTGTATCCACATGGCAAGCTCTTCAAAATAATCCAAATATTATTCAGGGGTTTCAAGTTGTTGTTGTAGACGAATGTCATGGTATTCGTGGCAACGTGTTAACTAAAATTCTTAATGACTATGGTAGTCACATAGCTCATCGTTTTGGAGTAACTGGAACCTTGCCAAAAGACCCAACGGATGCGTTAGCTGTTAAAGTCGCTGTTGGCCCAGTCCATTACGTTATTCCAGCGCATAAGCTGATTGAAGAAGGATACCTATCTTCGTTACATATTGATATATTTCAACACGATGTTGACTTAACAGGCCAGTATGAGGATTTTCTAACAGAGAATCCAATTCCAAAGCCGACATATAAACAGTTTAAGGATGCGTACTTTCCTGACTGGTCTGCTGAAAAGAGATACCTACAAACAAACCAAACACGACTTGAGTGGATTGCTCAATATATCCAACTATCAGCTGACCAAGGCAAGGGTAATGTTCTTTGTCTGGTTAATGGTGTTAATATGGGTAAGAAACTAGCCAAAATGATCGAGGGTGCTCATTTTGTTTACGGAAAAGATGATATGAAGGTCCGTAAAGAGATATACGATATGTTCAAAGATAACGACAACGTGATCGTTATTGCTACAGTGAATATTGCCAGCACCGGGTTAAATATCCCACGGATTTTTAACATGATTTTTATTGATATAGGTAAATCTTTCATTCGAACAATTCAGTCAATTGGTCGAGCTTTACGAAAAGCACACGACAAAGATCATGCAAGAATTAGTGACATTTGTAGTGATTTCAAGTATAGTAAACGTCACTTAAGGGACAGAATAAAATACTACAAAGAAGCTCAATATCCATACAAGAAAAGAGTAGTACCACTAACCGAACGAGAAACCGATGTTAATTTTTGATAACAATAACGATGTAATAATTTTCGACAACATCTACGACCCAACGCTGGCCGAGTGTTTCTGGGTGCTTGATTTATCAATAATGGATTTTACGTTAGCCCCATTGTTGGTTCTTGAAGAGATAGTGTGCCCAACCATTCAGGTGGTTATTGGTGGATTTGCGTTTAACTTACCTGCAACGTGGAATATGCTAGTTGCCGATGAGGAAACAATGCAGCTTGATGTGGTTGAGGTAGCCGATCTGGCAGGTAAACAGTTTGCCGCATTGGTGCATGGACCTGACAGGTCTACATTTGAAACAGCAACGGTTACAGTTTCGGACTATTTCCCCAACAGAAAGAATGTGGGGCCGTCAGTAGGGAAGCACCAGATGCTATGTCACCCAATTTCACAAACATCCTGGGTGTCAGTTTCCCCGTCTGACATATACAATAAGTACTTGAAAGAAAAAACCGTTGGTGATATCATATAATTGGAGAAGATGATGGCAGCTAAAAAGAAGAAAATAACATTGGCAGAGTTTAGAGCATGGTTAGAAGGAGTTGAAGAACTCCAGCCTGGTGGTTGGTCACCAAATGCCGAACAATGGAAGTTGATCCGGGAAAAGATTGACACGATTAAGGAACCAAAGGCCGAGGTGGTAGAGAAGGTGGTTAATACACAAGCTCCACAACCACAGC